GGCTCGCTCTGTCCTCCGATTTTCACCTTCACTATGCGCTTGCACCTGGAGCACTTGACCTCGATCGAGGCCCGCCCCTCAGCCAAAANCAGCTTCCAGCCACAATGGGGCACCGAATCTCTTTCATGCGGCACCCTCCTAGTTCAACAGACGGTCGATGTCAGCCTGAGTAGCGTTTCTCGCCTTGCTATTCTGATCGAACTCGGCGGTGTAGATGTCTGTGAACTCTATCAGGTCTCTCAGCCTGAATAGGTTGACCTCGTCGAACGAGAGGCCCATCTTCTTGGCATTGCTCAACAGGAGCAGGTCCGTCCGTTCAGTCTCTCTTCTTCCGCTTGGGTTGCGTGGCTGGGTGGGACTCAGCTCTGGCGGAACGAAAAAACCCGTCGATGGCCTCATCCATCACAGCCAGCAGCCACGTAGCGTCGCCGAAATCGACGTTTTCCAGCTCGTCGAGCCACTGCTCGAAGTTCGGAAAGTTCTCCTCGAGCCTAGATGCTCGGTTCATCGCATAGGTGATCTGGAGCAGTAGGACCGAATCGAGACCGCTAAGGTCACCTTCTGCGAGACCTTGCAGCGACCGCAGCCCCGCGAGATCGGCAATTAAATCTTTGTTGAACGCCTGTCGGTAAAACAAGAGGGCCAGCGGACTGGCCCTCAGCTCAAGTTCCTTCCCACCCAACTTGACCTTGCGCACTAGGCGCCACCTCCTGGCAACAACACGGCGTCGAAGAAGCCGTTATATGCAGCCTCATTCGTCTCGTTGAGCTCGATGACACCCCTAACAAGCTTCTTGCCGTTAACCTCCAGTGGGAGGATCGTCAGATTGAGCGTCTCAGTCGTGGGCGTCGTCGTATCCGTCGTGGTGCTGTGAGTCTGGGTGGGACGGGATGCAGTGCAGCGATAGTAAACGAACCGGCGGTTACGTGCGTCGCCCTGCACCTGTGCCATCAGTGCAAATTCCTTCGGCACAGCCTCCGCGTCCTCGATCAGCATCCCATTGCTGTCAATCTCCCAGCCCAGCATCTCCGCCAGAACCTCATCTGGCACCAACGCCATCTCCAGCTCGGCGGTGTAGCCGTTGTTCGTCCGGCGCGTATAGTACTTCGTGTTATCGGCCCAAAACGTGCTCTCGCCACCGTCGGGGTCCGCGGAGAAATTGACTGCGCCTGGAATCGCTATCGGCGTGTTCCAGGACGGTTCTCCGCCCACATCCTCCTTGCGAAAAGCGATGTGGACCTGCTCCAAGCCAAAACGTACTTTATTCGCCATTTCGGTCCCCTCCTATCCTAGTAATCGGACTTGATAAATGATCTGATAGAGCCCTTCACTCTCGATGTACGACTCCGTCTTTTCGTACGGCAACCGTAACTCTCGCAGCTTGTCCTCGATCTTCTTCTCACTGGGCGGATGCTTGATCGTGTGGTAGAGCTCCAGCTGATAGTTGCCCACCTCAGCATAGTTTTGATTGTCCGCCTGAACGTCAGAACTATAGGCGTAAAGCACGACCGTATAGGGCGGTTCTGGCGGTGTAGTGAAGTGATGGTAGACACAGGGGAAGCCAAGATCCCGCATCTCCTGAATTAGATCCAGATACGTCATCCTAGCCACCCCTCTCGATGATCTGCTCGATGCGCCGCTCCATCGCAGGGATGTGACGATCAACAGCTGGGCGGATATGGGGGCGCCCCTCCACTCTGCCGCCGCCCTTCTTTGCATGGCCATGCTCGAGGAGGTGAGCGAGCTGAGGTTTCTTGGTGTTGTGAACTATGTGAGTCACCCGGTTGCTCGACTTACTCTTGCGCCTCGACCAGCCTTTCGCGTACTCACCTGTGCGCTTGGGTGCGTTGGCTTTGATGTCCTTAAGGACGGCATTAGCCGTAGCCTCGACCTCCACCTCGATCGCCTGCACGACGTCATCAGTGTAGTCAGCGATGGCCTGCGTAATCTTAACGGCCAACTGGTCGATCGTCACTGTCTCAGCCATCGCTACCAGCCTCCAGACACCTGAGTTTCACCCACATGCCGTCATCCTTGAGATGGTCGATGTGCTTGATGGCGTACGCCCGGCCCTCGTAGACGACTCGGTACTCCGTCGTGTTCAGTTGCTCGACGAACGGTGCGTGCCGGATGACAAACCCAACGGTGTTTTGCTCGCCAACCGCTCGGGCGGCGAAGTATTCCTGGCCCCATAGCTCACTGCGCTCGGCCCAGACGGTCTGCCAGTCGACCCAGCTCGTCGTTTGGTTGCCCCACTCGTCCTCGCCCTCGGTGAGCTTCTGGATCGTAATCAGGCGCCGCAGGACCCGTCGCAGATCGCGCATCTTGTCCCGCCTATCCTGTTGTCTCCTCCACTGCATCGAGTTCACCTACCCCAACCTGCAGCTGCAGGCGCAACAGTTCTCGGGCGAAGTTCTCCTCGAAATACTCGCTGGCGTTGTTGTACACGTAGCGGCAGTAGTCGAGGAGCAATGATCGAGGAGGCCCGGCAACATCGAAGTCGAGCTCAGTGCCAGTAAGGTCATTGAGGTATGCCTTGCCGCGCTCGATTATTGCCTGCAGCAAGGCGTCCTCGTCGTCCCAGGTGATTTTGAGATAATCCTTAACGGCGTCGAGCATGACTTCACCCCGATTCTTCGTCCTCCACTAGCTCCACCAGCTGGCCGTGCCGAGTGGAGTTAATTTCTTCCAGTCGCTTCGGCGAAATAGTAAGCAAGTCCCCCACTTTGTGGAGGGACTTGCTGTACTTGTTGCGGAAGGTGCGGAGCACCTTAACCGTGATTTTATCCTCCTTAGCCATCCGGATCAACTCCTACTAGGCCTCGGGGAAGTCCTGCGCGGGGAAGTCCTGTACGGGGAAGTCCTGGATGTTGTCCACAATCACCCGCGGGATGGTGGGTTCGAGATCGCTGATGTCGAGCACTACGAAGCTGTTGTTGTCCTTCGGACGACCGTTGCCGTACAGCTTGATCAGGTAGACCCGCAGGTCTTCCAGGAACTGGTAGTGATCGCTGTACTCGATGCGACCATCACGGCCAGTTCCAAGGGCCATGATATACTGCCGGCCCAAGCCCAGGATAGCCGTGCCCTGTTCCACCCACGCGGACTGTACAATATCTGTCGGCAACGGCAGAATGTCCCTTGCCCAAGTGCCATCGGGCCGCTGATAGATTGTTGCCGGCATAACCTTGGTGAAGTAGTCCACGGGGTTCACAACCAAGATCAGCTGGGTTACTGGACGGAATAGGCCATTCGGGCTCTCAGCCAGCTGCGCTACCAGCTCCCCGTAAACCTTAGGGGTAAGTTCAGTAACCACAACAGGCTGCTTCGCCGCATAGCCCTGCGCCGGGTCAATCGGTTGACTGAGGTCGCGGATCATGCCAATTGGCTCATAGATGTTACCTGCTTCTGCAATGCCGCGGCCGTTAATGACGCCCCACTCAATACCGTTGGCGATAGCTTCCGCTAAGATGGTGCGGATATACCTATCCAGCCATGCAGGCCCAAGGTCAAGCATGGGTCTGGAAATCGGTACCCATGCGGAAAGCTTAGTTTGCTCGAGTTGGAGGTAAGCAAACTGAGACGACAGTTCCTTCTCAATCTCACCGGTGAGCGGGCCCCATTGTGCCAAGAACCGAGTCTCGAACGTGGAATAAAGCCACTTCATCAAATAAGTGGCGTTCTCAAAGCGGATTCTAGACAGCAACGGGTGCTGCTCAGTCAGGTCATCAAAAACCTGGTTGATGATCGTCTCAGGCATGACCACATCCATGCTTTCCAGCGCCTGCCTCGGGTTGCCGGACTTCATGGCTTCAACCAGTTTGTTGTAATACCTAACCTCTTCGCTGGTCAGGACCCTCACGCCGCGGCCGGCAAGGATTTGAGCGTCACTTGCCTGTACAAGGCCCTTGGCCTCGGCGATTACCGCCTCTTGTACCGCGTTGGCAAACTCAATAAAGGCCTCAGCAAAGGCCCCCTCGTTATTGTTTTGGACAGCTTCCTGTATCTTGGCCGCAAACTCGGCCCTCTGTTGCTTAAGCAAATCGAGGTTTTTCAATTTATTCATCCTCCTTTAAAATGCGGTCAGCTAATGCTGCCAGGAAATTGAAAAGATCCTTACTCTCAGAATCTTGGCGCTCCTGGTCTGGAGCTGGGCTTTCTTGTCCGGTTTCGTTAGCTTGTGCCTGGAGCTTAGCCAGAAGCTGTTTTACGAACTCTTCCAGCTGCTCTTCGGACGGCACCTGCACGTTCCCATGTGCCGTGGGTAGCTGGTTCGCTTCTTGGAAAATCATGTCGAAGATGTGTTTTCTTGCACTTTGTGTGGGCTTCTTACTCTCACCCCCTGACTGGATAGCGGTGGCGAAGCCCCACTCCAGGGCTTCGGTTGGGGAAATCCACGTCTCCTTGTCCATCATCTCCGCCAGTTCTTCTTCAGAGAGGTTCACATGCTCCAAATAAACCTGCATACTGAGTTCGTTAAGTTTCTTGGCGCCCTCGGCCTCACTTTGGAGCTTTTTGTAGTCGCCGGCGGCGAAGGTTTGGACGTTGTGAATCCAAAGCGCCGACGTGTCCAACATAACACGCTCGTCTCCGGCCATAAAAATCAAGCTCGCTGCAGAGCAGGCAAAGCCTTCGCAGACGGTCCTGATTTTGGCCTTATGGCGCTTTAGGGTGTTATGGATAGCCCAGGCTTCGCTGATGAATCCGCCGTAGCTGTTGATGTAGACGCTAATTAGGTCAACATCCAGCTGGTCCAGCTGCTGTACCAGTTCATGGCCACTCACGTCAGATTCAAGCCACTTCCAATCCTCGGTCACTATGTCTCCGTAGATATAAAGAGCCGCCTCTCTATCCTGGGTA